CAAGCAGATTACTGGACTCCCCACAAAGAAGCTCTGTGTAGCCACAGATGATGGCAGCATCTATATTGCCGTCGGCAAAGAGAAAATCAATGTCAAAGGCGATGTGGAAATAAAAGGCAATGTCGATGTTATAGGAGACGTCAGAGTCAGTGGAAAAGTGGAAGTGACACAGACGATAACCGCGCAGGTGGACGTCATCGGTGGAGGAGTCAGTCTTAAGAATCACATACATAGCGGTGTTGCATCTGGCACAGGAAACACCGGAAGTCCGATTGAAGGAGGAATGTGAAACGAAAAACTTCACTCTAAAGATTGATGAAGAAAGCAGGGACCTTGTCTTCGACAGTGATGGAAATTTTGCACTGATTGAGGGTGATAATACCACAGCTCAGGCAGTTCGACTCACACTGGAGATCTATAAGAAAGAGTTTCCGCTTGATGTAACCCATGGAACGGACTATGACAAAATCATGGGACAGCCAGTCTCTAAATTATCTCAGGAAACAATCAATGAGGTTTTGCGGGAAGCAATCTTTCAAGAAACGGAGGTGTCTCAAATTGACCAAATCAATTTAAATGAGACAGGACGAACCCTGGAGGTGGCCTTTGTAGGGACGTTGCAAAGCGGAAGAGTAATCAAGACGAAAGCGGAGGTGCGATGAATGGATTACAATGACTGGGGGCTTACCGATAAAGGATTTAGATGCCCAACCTACGTCGAACTTCTGAATGCTTATGAATATAAGGCGCGAGAGCACTTTGGCTCTGAGGCCAACCTGACTGTCAGATCCCCGATTGGTATCTTCTTGCGTATTCTTACATGGATAACCTTTCTGGTGTTTCAGCTGTCAGAAGATGTCTATAACAGCAGATTTGTTGATACATCGATTGGCAACAGTTTGTACAACTTGGGAAGAGCCATTGGCTTGAGACTGCTCCCAGCGCAGAAGGCCGCAGGATATGTTCGCTTTACCGGAGACGTCGGCTTTTATATACCAGAAGGATATCTTGTATCAACGGTCTCTGGCTATCAGTACGCGACCGTTACCTATGGACGAATAGGAGAAGATGGGACACTTCTGCTGCCAGTGCAGGCGGTCGAGACGGGCGTAGACTACAACGCAGAAGCGAACACGATCGTTAATATTGTTAATCCTCTGGACGGCATTACTGGATGCACAAATCCTGCCGCTGTGGATGGAGGAAGGGAAAGAGAAACGGATGAGGAGTACAGGGATCGATACTACCGATCAGTTGATTTTGCCGGTGGAGTGAATATTGATGCGATTGTTGCGGAAATTACACAGAATGTCGAGTCGGTGTCCAGCGTTATCGGCTACGAAAATGATACCGATGTCACCGATGAACTGGGACTTCCACCGCACAGTTTTGAAATCGTGGCTTATGGTGGATTAGATCAGGATGTGGCACAAGCAATTTACCGGCGTAAGGCTGCTGGCATCCAGACTTATGGCAGCACAACAGTAAAGGTTATCAGCGTATCTGGTCAGAGCATTGGAATATCTTTTTCAAGGCCCTCACCCGTTCCAATACATATCAAAATTGAAAACCTCAAGACTGATCCAGAAAAGTTTCCGGTTGATGGAGTACAGCAGATTACAGATGCGCTGGTTTCTTATATCGGAGATGAGAACAGTGGCGGCCTATTGATCGGAGATGACCTCGTTTTTATCAGCCTTTATCAAATACCACTTTCGGTGTCTGGAGTCGTCGATTTTTCCATCAGAATTTCCACCGATGAAGTAGATTATAGTACTGATAATATTGAGGTTGGTATTCGAGAAAAGGCAGTATGTAAGGCGGAGTGGGTAGAAATCGAGGCGGCATGATGAAAAACAAAATTCTTATAAAAATGCTGGATATGCTTACTGGTGCCTATACCCGTACGGATTTGCAGAGAGCACAGCAGGAGCTTAAACCAGTTACAAATATAGGAAAACTTTTTTCTATTTTTGCTTATGGTTTCGATATGGTCCGAGAACATATCGAAAAAATCCGGTTGTGGGATAATCTCGACTATGCTCAGGGTAAGGTGCTGGACCGATATGGTGCCAATTTTGGCGTAACCCGAGATGGTACATCGGATGCATTTTATCGGTTGCTGATTAAGGTCAAAATGATCTCTCAGCTTTCCGGCGGCGATATCGATACAGTTATCAATGCTGTTGCAACGATGTACAGTATCGATCCTCTTCAAGTGAAATTTGAAGAAATCTTTCCAGCTAAAATCAGGGTTACAATTCAAGCAGCTGATCTAGGAAAAGAGCAGCTTGATGCTATTGATATTATCTCAAAACTGATTAAACGAATTATAGCAGCAGGCGTTGGATTTTATACCATGATTGAAACCAAAGTCACTTATAGTTGTACTAAACTGCGGGCAACCGCCTTTTCAAGCGCTGTTTTGCAGGGAAGAATTGGGGAAAAGAGTGTAGTCGGAACGGATTATCCTGTCGGCACGAAGCTGGTTCCCTTATCGGTTGCAAACATTGTTTATACAGTAGCAGAAAGGAATGAGGAAAGCACATGAATGAAGGAAATCTGACGGGCGCGCTCCTTCCACGAAACAGCGGTTCGATTTTGCCGCAAAGCAGTGGCGTGATCGTCAAGGAGGACAACACCGATTATTTTTCAGTCATCACCAATGTGGGAAATGAACTGATTGCAGCAGCACTTGCCTCTAAAACACCGCTTAAACTGACGCAGATGGCTGTTGGAGATGGAGACGGCGGATATGTTCATCCGGACAGGGAGATCACCCAGCTTCGTCGGGAAGTGTGGCGCGGGGAATGTTCGGTTACGCAGGACCCTTCCAATCCCAACATGATTTCGGTAAGAACTAATATCCCGGTTGATGTTGGTGGCTGGGAGGTCAGGGAGATCGGCGTATTTGATGAGGAAAATCGCCTGATTGTCTTTGCTTCCGCTCCTGGATGGAGAAAGCTTGCCATTATAAACGGGACCTCCAATCCAATGGAACTGAACATCCTGATTACTGTTACTGATGCCAGTGCCATCGAACTGAATATTTCATCAGACGGCGTTTCTGCAACCTTAAAGGATCTGGAAAACCACAACAATTCAGACGCTAGCCACAATGGGCACTTCACCGACCCAAGCCTGCACTTTACTGAAGAACGCCTGACCCGCCTGCGGATGGGAACAAACTATGAGTTAAACTGTGCGAAGATAGGCGGGGTGTTTAGCCTTACCGGTTTGCCAGAAGAAATATCCGGAAGGGTTCTCTGCTTTTTTCAGGTGCCACAAGCGTATGAAAAGAACGACACCTGGACGTTAAACAGTGTAGCCTATACTGTAAAGACCGCGGACGGCAAGGGATTACGACCGAGCAGCTTTGTAAAGGACGCTATTCTGACTGCGGTGGTGGATACACAGGCAAAAGAATTGCACTTTAACTCACTGGGAACAGGAGGAGGCGGAACGGTGGTCAGCAAAACTCCACCGGATGATACCGACGTTAACTGGTTTAACCCGGACAACCGCCTGTTAAGTGTCAATGTGTCGGGAGAATGGCTCACAATCGCAGGCGTGTATGGTGGCTAAAGGCGATGGATTGAATTTGCACTAAAAATTAGTTATGCGTTCCATCGCCTAGAATATCAATGTGGCGGTGGATTAGAAATTAGTTATGTATTCCATTATCCCGAAATTGGCAACAAAAGCTGCCAATCTTTGAAAAATGAGAAAATAAGGAGGGAGATTAAATGCAGGAACATCCGTATCTTACCAGAGATGATTTTCCGAGTTATAACGATGAGTTTGCAAAGCTCTATCAGCAGCTTCATCCGGACAAGGTGCCGGAAAACGAGGATACCTTCTGTAAAAGTGCTACCTTCTGCGTGACAGAATCCTGCAATCTGGCTTGTACATACTGCTATGAGTGCCACAAGTCCAACCGCCGGATGAGCTGGGAAACTGCAAAGAAGATTGTGGACAGCCTGTTTGAAGGGAAATTCGTGGATAATACCGCGCCAGCCATCATTCTGGACTTCATCGGTGGAGAGCCGCTTTTAGAGATTGAGCTCATCGACAAGACAGTCGAGTACTTTAAGCGAAAAGCCTTCCAGCTTAAGCACCCATGGGGTTATTATTACATGATTTCGATTTCCACAAATGGTGTCTTGTTTGATACCCCAAAGGTGCAGGAATTCATCCGCAAAAACTATGAGCACCTCTCCATTGGCATCAGTATTGATGGAGACAAGGCGCTGCACGACAGCTGCCGCGTTTTTCATGACGGTTCCGGCAGCTATGATGTGGTGTCAAAAGCGGCAAAGCATCTGCTGAGAATTTATCCGAAGGCAGGCACCAAAGTGACACTGGCTCCCGAGAACCTGCCGCATCTGGTAGGAGCGATTCAACATCTGTATCGTTTGGGCTATCACAACATCCCAGCCAACTGTGTGTTTGAGGATGTGTGGAAAAAGAAACACCCGCAGCTCTTCTACGATAAACTCATTGAGCTGGCAGACTGGATCATCGACAATGACATCTATAAAGATCTGTACATCAGCCTGTTTGAGGAACGCTTTGTACGGATTCCGTCTCCGGAAGAATATGAGCGTCAGAAAACGACCGCTTATTGTGGAGGAAACGGCAGGATGGTTGCTTTTGACCCTTCCGGAAAGGTATATCCATGCTTGCGGTATATGAAGCACAGTCTGAGCAATCAGCCGGAACGTCCGATCGGGGAGCTTACACAGGGATTTTATCAGGATAAGGCAACCGTCAAATGGTACAAAGATCTCTGCGATGTTACAACCTGGTCGAGCGCCGACCAGGAATGCCGCAGCTGTCCGCTTTTACCCCTGTGTCCAACGTGTATTGCATGGCAGTACGATGCAACAGGAACCCCAAACTGCAAAACCAAACATCACTGCGGAATGCTCAAAGCACAGGTTGCAGCCAATTACTACTATTGGACAAGGCTTTATCAGAAGTTAGGACTAAAAAAACAGGCTGAAAGACTTCTCCCTCAAAAGGATGTCATATAAAAAGAAAGGAGTGTGGACGAATGAGTACAGTACAGGCAAGGTCGGATGGCTGCCTTTGTACCAGCTGCGTCGGTGGTTGCTCCAGCTGTTCAGGTGGATGCTCCGGAGATTGTGATGGAGAGTGTTCTGGCAGCTGCTATGGATGTTCGGGGAACTGTTCCGGAAATTGCAGGGGCTGTTCCGGATGTTCCGGAAGCTGTTCTGGTTCTTGCAGCGGTTGTTCCGGTTCCTGCCAGGGAACCTGCCAAAACAGCTGTTCAGCAAGCTGCACCAGCACTTGTACCGGTACTTGTACAAGCTGTACCGGAACCTGTTCGGGCGGCTGTCAGACAAACTGTCAGGGACAGTGCGACAACGCCTGCACCGCCGACAGTGAAGCAGAGATCATCGCTCACCTTGGGGACAACATCGCCATCGGACACATTGTCATGGCCATGGATTATACCGAGCTTAAAAACGCGATGGATAACGAGTATCGCCGCAGAGGAAAAGAGATCCCGAGCGGATTCATAAAACAGCCAATCCCGGGAGAAGCGGTATCTTTGGAAATCACGCAGAAGGTTTTAACAGACGTTTACGAATTTGATAAACTTCCGGAACACGACTGGAGAGAAACCTTCGGACTGTGGGATATGGCATCAGCTCCAAAATGGAATCCGGTGATCGTTCATATCAAAAGTTTGATGACGGATATTGCCACCAGCTGATTGGAGGATGACGTTAAGATGAAACTGAATTTTCTACGGAGGTTATTTCATATGAAAAAGACAGATGTTGATTTTATGCTGACTTTGGCAAATCTAATGAGTAAGCTGGAACAGGGAGAATCGTGTGCAGAACAGCTTCAGGAAATTGCAAAGATGAGCGATGAAAACAAAGACAGTATCACCCATCAGCTCATGGATCGCATTGCATCCAGAGAAGAACTGATGTATGTAGACGCCGTTTTGGCAATCGGCTATCTTGATTCGGATTATGTACAGGATTTTGCGCAGGCAATGAGCGCAAAACAGACCGATATCTCCCAAAAGCAGGAACTTGTCCGCAGAGTACTTTCCCGAATCACCCCATACGGTAAAACCATGATGGAGGATGTGTTCTGGAAAAACCTGACGATGGCTGCCATTAATATGAAAGACAATGAACTGCTGGCACAGTTTATCCGAAAGGTAGAACAGCTGCGGGACAGTGCGGAGGAATAGTGTATGGGAACACAGATGGAAAAAAGTGTCATGGAAATCCGAAAAGAGATCCTTTCGCTGCCATTAAACAGCATTGCCTATCTTGAAGTAAAAGAAGAGGACGGGGCAGAAATGGAGTTAAACCGCATCAAGCTCTCTGCTCTGGACAGTCTGTTTCGTTCGTATACCCGCGAGTTTGGCAAACCGGACGACAGCAACACCGCATGGCAGGAGATTGTGGAGGAATATACCAAAACATATGCGGATTATATTGCAAAGATCTATTACCAGATTGCAGAAAAGCTGGGAGGAGATATGATTGTACCGCTTCAGGCCCCATGCTGGCAGCTTGGATATGACAGTATCAAAAAGGCAATCTATCTTTACAAAACCTGTCCAAAAGCGGCATAAAGCAAAGGGGGGAATACCCATGCGCAAAATTTATTCAAAGGCTGGCTGGCTTCACTATCCGGAATTAGAGTTTTACTATACACAGGGCGAAGAGAATGTGGAGCCAGTGCAGTTTGTCCTTCCCAAAAACAGAGAGGAAGTTGATTTGACGGCTCTGTCCTATCAGATCAAAGCAGTATCGGAGGACTTTGGCACCGAAGCTGCGTGGATTTTGCCAAAGAAAATGACCGATGAGCACATCCTGCTTGATTGGGAGATCACAAGGGAATTTACCGCAATGCCTGGGCGTGCATTCCTTACCCTTACTGGCACCGACAGCAAAGACAACGTGGTGGCAAAGTGGACCGGACATCCTGTACAGATTCGTAAAGACCCAAAAGGTACTCAGCCAGTTCCGCCGCCGGATAAACTGGAACAGTTTGAAAATCAGGTTAATCAGGCAGTTGAAAAAATCACCGGTGCTTTGGAAAAAGCAGATGATTCTTTAGACGGAATGGTTCCTGTCCTTGAGGATGCGGCCACAACAGCAAATACCTTGATTGAGTACTCAAACAAGCTGGAACAGACGGTCAATGTACTGGAAAACCAGACCATTCCGCAGTTTACCGCGTATGTGGATAAGCAGAAACAGAGTATTGATGCAGCTGCATCAAATGCACAAAATGCGGCAACAGCAGCGCAGGCATCGGCAGCCAGTGCGGAGTCAGCACGTCAAAACACCGAAAAAATCCAGCGACAGGTCGTAATCGAATCCAAGAGTGTCTCAGAAAAGTACAATCAGGTAATCGAGATGACCGGAAGGGTGGAGGAAGCGACTTCCAAAGCGGAGGATGCAGCCAAAACAGCGACCAGTGCGGTGGAAACGGTAAATACTCAAGTTAAACAGGTTGAACAGTGGAAAAATCGGGCAGTACAAAGTGCTCAGACTGCTTCTTCCAGCGCAGAAACCGCACAAGGTGCTGCAAACACAGCAACTCAAAAAGCATCAGAAGCAAGTACCTCAGCTCAGAATGCGGCGTTATCCCGACAGGCGGCAGAGCAGGCGAAAACAGACGCCCAAAGTGCCAGGGATGCTGCTGCAAAAAGTGCGGAATCAGCAGCAAAATCCGCAGAAACAGCGGCACAGATGGCGTCTGCACATTTAAAGGAAATCATTCCTCTGTCAATCGATGCAGAAGGTTGGAGTACTGTGGAAGGTGAGGATGGGATGTTTTCTCATCCGATCACACATGAAAAAATCACAGCAACCTCTTACCTTACCCTCAATCCGGGAAGCGATACTCTGCTCTCGGCGTTTTCTGAAATCGGATATGCAGGCGGATACATAAAAAACGATGGTGGAAACGTCAATTGGTTTATCAAAGCAGGGCAAAAGCCGTCCTCTCCGTTCAGTGTCCAGCTGACATTAGAACAGGAGATCGGAAGAGCACACGTCTGAACTCCAGTCACAGTTCCATCTCGTATGCC